TGCGTTCACATTTTTTAACGGTTTTTTAAGGGGTGCCCTTCCAATCAAAGTGACATAGTCGCGCGCGTAGGGGCCATCCTCAACCCCTTGACATGTTTTACATGTAGTGTTATTGTATCAAAATGATACAGAGGAGTTTTTAATATTGGACGATCATAGAACATCCATAACCTTAATGCGTTCAGACCTTGAGAGAATCCGTAAAGATAAATTAGTCTACATGGATCATAACGGTTTAACTCACATGTCCGACCTAGCATATATTCTGGCTGCATCCCGTAGCATTCACCACGCAATCAAACTAAATTCAAAGGCCTCATAATGAAAAGAATTACATTCAATATTGACGATGAACTATTCGCCAAGCTAGGCGATGACAAAACAGAAGTCAACAAAAAAGCTCTTGCTATTCTCATAGCATCATTCGAGCCTAAGCCAACAGAATCAAAAGAGTCAATAGAAGAACATTGGATACTGAAAAATATTAAGGGTTATTTAGAGAATGAAGATAATGTGTATTTGGAAGTGCTCAGCAATCGTCATGGACGCCGTTCGCGTAGGATTAAAATGGATGATCTATAATGTCAAAAGACTTATCAAAAGAGATTCAACAGTTAGTAAATAATCCGATTGGCTTAGATGATGATACACCGGTTGGATTAGCCTATTGGCAGGAACGAGCTGAAGTATTCCGCAATAAAGTCACAGAGTTAATTAGAGATAATGCGCTTGGTGGTGACATTGATGAAATGCTTTTGGAATCCCTTGTAAGATCCTATAGACGTATAATTGAATTACATCATGAAACACTAGTTGGCGGTATGGTTATTGATTCACCCCAAGGCAAAAAGGCAAACCCCGCTTTGAGTTCCTTACAATGTGAAGAAAGAATTTTCGCTGGCCATCTTCGGGCATTTGGTATGAGTCCACAGAGTAGATCTAATAGAGATGGAGCCACAGCAACTAAGCCACTACACGGAAACCACAATAAAAACAAAGTGTTAAAGTTATTTAATGGCTGATTATAATTATGAGTTTAACTTTCCACGCGGTTATGATCCGGCTAAGACTCCAGACGCTGACAAGTATTACTTTGATGAAGAAGAGTTTAACCGGTACGTAACTGTCATTGAGTCATGTATCTTTCATAATAAAGGTGTACTAGTTGGACAAACACTTAAGCTTGAGAAATGGCAAAAGGATATTGTCGCCGCACTATTCTGCCTTAAAGACAAAGACACAGACAAGAGAAGATATAAAGAATCGCTTATTTATGTGCCACGTAAGAACGGGAAGAGTATGCTGTGCAGTGCACTTGGAGGCGCTTATTTGTTACTTGACAGCGAGAAGGGAAAGCAGGTAGTTAGTGCAGCAGGTTCAAGAGATCAAGCTAGCTTAATACATGGACCGCTTAAGTTTTCCATAATGAATGAGAAGTCACCGCTTCAATCACCAGACAACACAAATCCAAATGTCAGATTCAAATGTTATGGCCCAACTAAGCGTATCGTGTCAGAGAATGAGCTAAATGAATACTTTCCAATTACAGCAGACGCGGGAAAACAACACGGTTTAAATGTATCTTTTGCAATACTGGATGAAATACACACATGGCCATTACAGCAAGGGATGGATCTATTTGAAGCAATTTCAACTTCGCAAGGTGCACGAGAAAACCCGTTATTAATAAGCATTACCACCGCCGATCATAATAGAGACTCATTGTGTAATAGAAAAGTATCATACGCTCAACAGGTAGCCAGTGGAAAAGTTGATGACCCCACATTTTTACCAGTACTATATTACTTAACCATTGACGATGATTGGGAAGATGAAGACAACTGGAAAGCGGTCAACCCAAACTTAGGCGTATCTGTTAATATGGATTTCTATCATAAAGAGTTTAACAAAGCCAAGAATGACCCAATGTATGAAAACAGTTTTAAACGCTTATACTTAAATATTCAAACACGGGCAGAGACTAAATTTTTAGATTATAATATATGGGATCAATCCGCCGACCCTGAAGCGTGTAGTGTAGAGGCTTTGGCTAAATCAGATTGTTATGCGGGCTTAGACTTGGCGTTTAAAACTGACCTTTGCGCGTTTGTGCTGGTGTTCCCTCTAAACGGTAAGTACCATGTTAAAACTTTAATGTGGATTCCTGAGGAGCACAAAGAAATAGAGTTTTATCAAAGTACAGGCTGGCTTAACTCTAAAGAGATAATAACCACGTCAGGAAATGGCATTGATTTTGCACAAATTAAGAAAGATATATTAGAATTTATAGCCCCTTATAACGTGGTTGAGATGGGTTATGACCCCAGATTTGCGACTGAGCTTTGTCAGAGTCTATACAATGAGCACAATTTACCAGTTGTTGAAGTACCGCAAACAGTTAGATATCTATCAGAACCATTGAAATCAATTCAGGCAAGTATACTCGATAGAAAGTTTGTACACGATGGGAACAATTGTGCGTCTTGGCAGGTTGGTAATGCAACAGCTAAAACAGATGAAGCCGGAAATATTAAGCTAATTAAACCACAGGGAAAGGATAGAACACTGGCTAAAGTTGACTTTGTTGCGGCGTTGTCTATAGCTTATTCCTGCTTACTTCGTAATGATGAATCCAACTTTAATAGCGCGCTTCGTGAAAAAATCAAGAGCGGGAACAGAATATTATAAAACGTATTGAAAATATCAATAGTAATCTTACATTGTATAAAAGCTTTTTATATAACGTATACAAATTAAGGCCGGTCAATGCAGTGGTTAAACTCCCTTAGAAAACTTATGCCTAAAATGGGCAACCCTAACAACCCGAATTTATGGCCGTCCAGTGGCTCGCAACTTAGATCACTCTTTCAAAACTTCCGAAATAAAACCTCAAGTAACATTGTGGTAACTCCAGAAAATGCTTTTACGATATCTGCTTATTATTGTGCGGTTCGTGCTATCTCAGAAGATGTTGCAAAGTTGCCAGTGAGAATGTATACGCAAGACTCAGCAATGAGCAAAAAGGCGATCAAGAATAATAGTCTGCTTACTGTATTGACTAAAGGTTTTAACGACGAACTTGACTCCATGTATGGAATGCAGACGCTTATGCAATGGCTTTTAACCTATCAGAATGCATACTGTGAGATCGCCTATAATGCCGCTGGACAAATGCAATGGTATCCAATCAACCCTTCACGGGTTCAAGTCAATAGAGATGCAGAGACACGCAAGCTATACTATACGGTAGAGAGTACCACTGAGTTAGATAGACAATCTAATAAAAACCGTTTATTACGTATGGAAGAGGATGAAATCCTACACCTTAAGGGTGCTATTGGTAACGGCGTTGTCGGTTATAACATGGCAGAGATTGCAGGGACTTCGTTAGGCATTTGCATTGCATCACAAAATTTCACTTCTTCTTTCTTTGGCAACAACCTTTCAATCGGTGCAACACTGGAAACCCCACGAGCATTAGACGCAGATGTCAAGCAAGCTATCAGAAAGGAATGGTCTAAAGAGTTTGGTGGTTCTGGTAATGCTGGAGGCGTTGCTATACTTGACCGTGATTTTAAATTCAATCGAATACAAATGGCTTCAACTGATGCCGAGATGTTAAAGACGCGTGAGTTCCAAGTTTCTGAGATTGCCAGATGGTTTAGAATACCACCGCATAAGATAATGGAAATGAAAGGCGCTAAGTTCAATAACGTTGAACAACAGAATATTGAATACGTCACAGACTGCTTAGGCCCGTGGATTTCTAGGCTAGAATCTCAATTGAAGTTTAAGTTTCACCGTAAAGACAACACGATTATTGATATTGATGAAAAGGCACTATTAAGAGGCGATCAAGCCGCAAGGACTCAATACTATAAAGAACTTTATATGATGTCAGCCATTACACCGCAAGAGATTGCAAAGATTGAAGGCCTACCATATGAAGAAGCTCCAGACAAATACTACCAGCAATTAAACATTCAAAGCGTAACACTGACGGAAGAATCACAAACCCTTGACAATGAAGCCAAAGCCAAAGCACTTGAAGAACCAGAGCCACAACCTGAACCGGAAGAACCGGAAGAGGAAAACGAGCCAGAGCCACCAGAGGAAGAAGAGACAGAACAACAGGAAAACGGAATAGCACCAGAAGCCTTTTTAGCTTATTATCAACCCGTTATGCTTAAGTCAATTGAACTACTAGTACAGAAAGAATCTAGAGCACATGACGCGGCAAATAAAAAAGAAGGCTACGCACTAACAGATCACCTTAATAAGTTCTATTCTAAATTTGAATCTGAAATGGCTGATAAGCTTTCCTTGCATATAGATTGCCTTTGTGGTGTATTTGGAAAAGAAGCGCCCCAGCGTGAATCCGTTGAAATAGTTTCTAAACAAATTTGTCAAATGGAAAAACTCGAAGAGTGGCAAGCTATGCGCCCGCAACAGGTTATGGACATAATTGTGCAATCAGTTCTAGGTTATACAGACGCTCCCCAGATTGGCGAGATTATGAAAGGTGATGACGGTAAGCATTATATACTAACTATAAACGGCTATAAGGAGTGCAATGTCACAGTTTAAGCCCCTAGCACAAATTGCCCCGATTGCAACAAAGTCTATTAAAGCAAGTGAAATACTTGAAGCTCTGCAAGGCCCACAAGGCTTAAAAGGTGTTGACGGTATTAATGGAAAAGATGGTCGTGATGGAAAAGATGGTCGTGATGGTGCGATCGGCGCACAAGGATTACAAGGCCCAAAAGGAGAGCAAGGGAAGCAAGGCCCAAAAGGAGAGCAAGGCCCAAAGGGTGAGAAGGGCAATAAAGGCGATGCAGGCGACAAAGGCCGCGGAGTATATAAGACTTTTGTCAAGCAGGGTTATTTATATATTGAGTATACCACGGGAGAAGTTCAGAATCTTGGACGTGTTGAAGGTCCGCAAGGCCCGCAGGGGATGCGAGGGGTTAGTGGCGGGGTTATATCTAGTGGATCTGGTGGCGGTTCTGAAGGGGATATGACTAAAGCAGTTTATGATCCCAGTAATATTCGCGATCAATTAGTTGGTTTAACGTCCACTCAGACACTAACTAATAAATCTGGCGACATTTCACAATGGACAAATGATAGTGGATATCTAACAGCAGCACCCGTCACTTCTGTGAATGGTGAGAGTGGGATTATTGTATTGGACACCTCAGATATTACCGAGGGCTCAAATTTATACTATACGGAAGCGAGGGTAAATACTAATACTATAGTGTCCAGTGCTTTACAGCCCAATGACCCTATTTCAAATTTAACTAATGATTCCGGCTATATTACAAGCGCCGAGACTAACCATAAAATGATTATTGTTGGTATTAATAATGCTCAATCTGTAGATTCCGTCACCGATACGGCCCTCAACTTCAATACGTCCGACATAAAAGATACAGGGTTTACACATTCAACTGTGACTAATCCAAGTCGTATTCAAGTGGATGCAGACGGCAGATATAAAATAGAAGGACATGTAACTATTGGTGGCACAACTGGAAACTATAGGCTGACGATGCAATCAGCGGTGCGAGTTAACGGAACGACAACAAGACAATATATCGATTCCGGTTATGTGCGCGCCGGATCTGGCAGTAACGAGTCCAATATTGTTTTTTTAGATATGGTTGATTTGTCAAGCGGTGATTTTATAGAGCTGGTTGTGGCGCGCATTAGCTCAACTTCGGGCAATGGTGTTACTACGCCGAATCGAACTAAAATTATCATTACCAAGGTTGGCTAATGCATAAAATAAAAAATATATCGGTCAATCCAACACCTAAAGCTAAAAAAGGCATTATCTGGGATGTGTTAGCGGGGCGTGATGGTAAAGATGGATTAGATGGGGTAATTGGGCCACAAGGTCGGCAAGGCGTACAAGGTAAACAAGGCACTTCAGGTAGAGACGGCGCAAGAGGGCCAGCAGGGCCAAGAGGTGAGAAGGGCGAAAAGGGTGAGAGTATTCAAGGCCCACAAGGTGACGCCGGTCAAGATGGTCGCGGAGTTCAGAGGACGTTTATTCAGAAAGGGGATTTGTACATCATCTATACGGATGGCTCAGCGGTTAATCTTGGAAGGGTAGAAGGCCCACAAGGTATTCAAGGGATGCGCGGCAGATCTGGTGGTATGAGCACACAATCGACAACTCAAAAACAGGGTTTTATTGACTATAACGATAATTCAACCGCTCTTAATCCTGTAGTATTATCAGAGGATACTTGGACGGTTATGCCTAATGATGGCCTAGGGGCTTTCACTAATAAAAACTATTTACCCACGAATGTGACTGAGTTAATGGATACTGCAACTGGTAAGATTGATCCAACGCAATTGCAATTAGGTGATATTATTATCATACGTAATGATTTTACAGTGATACCGCAAACAAATAATGCTTCATTACGATTTAGATATACTTTGGGGAGTGGGGCAGGTGCATACACACTTGAAAAGAGGTTGGGGCGCTTAGATGAGGGTTCAGGTATTGAATACAGATTTTCACTGGCAACAGATAAAATTTACATGGGTGATGCGAATACTAGGGATAACTATATTGGTTTAGAAGTCAAATCTTCTACGCCTGCAACACTGGTCAATGCTGGAACTGTTATCTCTGTTATGAAGTATGAGGTGTAAATATGAGTATTACAATATATAGAGACGATGCGGCAAACGCTATTTTTATTGAAGACGCCAACGGGGCGCAGTTTTTAAACTCGCTACAAGCAACACTGGGCACATTAACAGATTCATGCTCAATTACAGATACAGCAAAATCTATTGAAAT